CCTCCGCCGTCCCTCGGACGGTCAAGGGATTGAAAGCAGACATCACCGTCCTTGCATGCATAATCCCAACCCTTTTCTGGTGTTCCACGAGAAGGCTCAACATTGGGATGACGACCTTCGATATCGAAGCAACGAGGTCTCCTGAACCTTCTCTTCCTTCCAAAGTCGACAAAGCAGTGTAGATGAATGCCTCCGTCTGCGTGATTCTCTCGTCCAATGACAGATTTGAATCCAAGACCTTCAAAGAATTCTCCAACGACTGTAGGGGAGAGATCTCCACATTGAGAGTATGTGATGAGAGCATAGCGGCAGTGAATGTCGAAAGTCGGCATTTGTGAAAAAAGTCCCTGGGCAAACTAATATTATAGCCCAGGGACAGAGGGACACTCTGTCTCTATAAATACTGCTCTCTCCCCTCCCTTGCCCCTTATCGACATCATGCCACTCGGAGACGCCCCTTACCTAAACGGTATTAACGACGATTACACTCCAGGCAGACGCGCTACTCCACCACCCCCGCTTTCCCGCCAAGTCCTTTTCCCGAAGTTAAATTATGGCTTACGGCCGAAAGCGGTCTCGCCCGCGTCGAAGTACGCGAAGGTCACCACGATTTGGGAGGACGACTCGAACAAAGAGAATATCCCGCCCCCGACGCTCAACAAGGAGGACGCCACGCTCGGTGAGCCGAAAGAGGGTCCTGAACATGACAAGCACAAAGAAGCGGGACACAATGGTTCCGGGAAACACGTTTCCTCCACTACCTACGAACGTTGGTGCCCTCTCGGTGACCTCGGATGTTCCGGCATTGGTCTTGTGGTGCGCGACGGCAAGATCCCTGTCCGATACTCCCACCGCGGCGTTCACGATGCCCATCAACACCCAACGTCTCAGCCAAGCACCCTTCATTCGTGGAGTCAAAGAGACAATTACGATTCGGACGGACACAAGTAACGCATGGCGTTGGCGACGTGTTGTCTTTACTCTCAAAGGTCTGCCTCCCGGTTTCACGGATACTTCGGACATACTCCGTGTTTTCTCTCAGATCGACGATGGCACCGGCACGGTTGAATATCAACGTGTCAACACAGCTCTTCCTTTCCCACTAGTCGCGGATGTGTACGCGTTCATGTTTCGCGGGTTCGGAATCAATAATGTTTCAGCTACGCCCCGCGATTGGATTGATCCAATCACTGCTCCTATCGACACGGCTCGTATTTCTGTTATGCACGACAAAGTCACAAACATCCGATCAGGCAACGACACCGGAGTTGTTCAGACGTATAAGCGATGGCACGGAGTTAATCGCAATCTCCACTATGCCGATCAGGAAATTGGTGGACAAATGACGTCTTCTCCTTTCTCAACCACTGCGAAGCCAGGTTGTGGTGATGTGTACATCATGGATTTAATTGTTGGAAATTCTGCTTCAGCGGAGGATGTTCTTGATTTTCTTCCTACTACTACTCTCTATTGGCATGAAAAATAGGAGAATTAACCTCCACGAAAATACAATTTTTGTTCATCCAATCAATATCTGAATTCTCCATGTAATCCCTCGGGTCTGTGTTGCTCAACCAAATTGAAGGCTTGCCCCACTTAACCAATTTAGGCTCCCGGTAAAGACATTTTACGGAGACCCAAGCTTGGCATCCCAACCATTCCTTGAACGAAGGAAAAAACTTGATGCCACCCCTGATGTCGTCGAAAACCGCATAATCTGCGGATGGTGCCTTCAGGCACTCATCCCCACTGACAAGTCCCACACAGTAAATGTGAGGTCCCAAGGATCGAGCCCACAGGGTCTTTCCAGTTCTCGATTCTCCGTATACACAGATTGACATACATCTGCCTAAACACGTGAGCTTGTGCAACGAGGGAGGGGGGGGGCTGGGGGTCCCCCCGAGGCGCACATGCGGCAACCACTATACAGTTTCCTCCGCCCCGCCCATTGGACAAAACATACCTATGAGTGCTTCTCCACCTCCGATACCAGACTGTAATAGCCAGTCATCTCTTCCATCAACATCTCCTCCGGCGAAACTGATTCCGTCCGGTGTGGCATACACGGGAGGCACAGGAGCGAACTTCCAGTCACAGTACTTTTGAAGTTGGGTGAAAGAACAAGCCGCGCTTTTTGGATCCAGTTCATGGACCAAATCCCAAAACGATTCTCGATCGCTCGCACCCGTGATCGAAGCCCACTTATCACGAGTTCCGCCATTGCTTCCTCCGCCGTCCCTCGGACGGTCAAGGGATTGAAAGCAGACATCACCGTCCTTGCATGCATAATCCCAACCCTTTTCTGGTGTTCCACGAGAAGGCTCAACATTGGGATGACGACCTTCGA